TAAAGGTGACGAAGTGATTGCCGCTTCAGGTAAGAACCGAGCCGACTTCACAGACGAAGAACTAGATAGGTACGGCGACTACTGCGTGAACGACGTAGAACTAACCTATAAGTTGTTCAGTGCGATGATTAAGAAGGGCTTTCCGAAGAACGAGATGAAGTTGATTGACTTGACTACTCGTATGTTCACACGACCCCTGCTTGATCTAAACCTAAACCTGTTAGAAATGCACCTAACAGATATTAAGGAGAAGAAGGATAACCTGCTTCTGCTGGCTAACATTGAGGACAAGGGCGAACTCGCTTCAAATCCAAAGTTTGCCGAGTTATTGAAGCAGTTGGGTGTCCCCGTGCCGATGAAGATTAGCCCGACTACGGGTAAAGAAACATTTGCGTTGTCTAAGAACGACGAGGAGTTCAAGGCTTTGGCAGAGCATCCGAACGTAGTGGTACAGGCTTTAGTTGCGGCGAGGCTGGGTACAAAATCTACGTTAGAAGAAACTAGGACAGAGCGATTCATCGGGATCGCCAAGCGAGGACTGATGCCAGTTCCCCTAAAATATTATGCGGCGCACACGGGAAGGTGGGGTGGTAGTGATTCCCTAAACCTGCAAAACCTGCCGAGCCGAGGTGAGAACGCAGGGAAGTTAAAGAAGGCTATTGTTGCACCCGAAGGTTACTCAATTATTGATGCCGATTCGAGTCAGATTGAAGCACGGGTCTTAGCGTGGCTGGCTGGACAAAACGATTTAGTTGAAGCGTTTGCGAAAGGTGAAGATGTCTACAAAATCATGGCGTCTGCTATATATAGCAAGGGTATTGAAGAGATTACGAAGGAAGAAAGGTTCGTCGGTAAGACGACGATTCTCGGGGCGGGGTACGGCATGGGTGCGCAGAAATTCGGTGCACAGCTTAAGACGTTTGGCACTACGGTATCGGATGATGAGGCACGACACATTATACAAATCTATCGAGAGACGTACCCCCATATAGTAGGACTATGGCGACAGGCGCAGTTGGCGCTGGAAGCAATAAGCAAGGGCTACACAACATCTTTAGGTAAGGTAGGTGTATTGACTTTAGTTCCAAGTGAACGTGGTATCAGACTACCAAGCGGACTACTGATGCGGTACGACCAGCTAGTTGCCCTCAGAGACGAGAAGGGCATGCAGTACCAGTACAAGACCCGTTACGGTTGGAATAAAATCTACGGCGGTAAAGTTATCGAGAACGTATGCCAAGCTATTGCTCGTTGCATTATTGGTGAGCAGATGATCCGTATAGCCAAGCGTTACAACGTGGTTCTAACAGTACACGATGCGATTGCCTGTGTAGTAAAAGACGGAGAAGTAAAAGAAGCCCAAGCCTACATTGAGGAGTGCATGAAGTGGACACCTGAGTGGGCAGATGGATTACCAGTAAGTTGTGAATCAGGATATGGAAAGAGTTATGGCGATTGCTAAAGTAGATTATTCCCCAATGTATTTACATGCGTTAAAGGAAATTAGGATGGCACACGATGCCTTGGTATCAAACAAGTTTCAGGCGGCATACGAGCATTGCTTGAACGCACAGACCGAAATGAAGTTAATGACGGGTGCGGTAAAGACATGGATTCCTACAAAGGACACAGAATGAACGCAAATGAACTGGCGCATGAGTTAGAAAATGCTAAAAGCATTAGTGAGGTTGCAAGGCTAGTTAAGGAAGAAGCTATTCCAATGCTTAAACAACAAACAAACGACCCAGTGAACCACCCGAAGCATTACACCGACCACCCTAGCGGTATCGAGTGCATACAGATTACAGAACACATGGGGTTCAATCTAGGTAATGCGCTGAAATACATTTGGCGATGCGACCTCAAGAAGGATGCTGTCGAGGACTTACGCAAAGCCCGTTGGTACATTGACCGTGAAATCGCTAAGAGAACAAAATGACTAAACCTATCTCATGGTCGTACTCAAGCATTAAGTTGTTTGACCAATGCCCTAAGAAGTACTACCACCTGCGGGTTCTCAAAGATATTAAAGAACCACCAACGGATGCGATCTTATACGGTAAACAGTTCCACGAGGCAGCCGAGCTGTACATAAGAGATAACACCCCAATACCTCCGCAGTTTGCTTTTGCCAAGAACGCATTGGATAACCTCAAGCAGTTGAAGGGGGATAAGATGTGCGAACTTGAGATGGGTTTGACCGAGAACTTAGAGCCATGCGGGTTCAAAGACCCGAACGTATGGTGGCGGGGGGTAGCTGACCTAGCTATTGTTGATGGTACAAAGGGTAGATGCCTAGATTACAAGACGGGAAAGTCCGCCAAGTATGCCGATACCGACCAGCTAGAACTAATGGCACTAGCCATGTTTAAGCATTTCCCACAGCTAACCGAGGTGCAGGGAGCCCTGTTTTTTGTTATCAGTAAGAACTTCATAAAGGACTCGTACAAGGCTGAAAAACAGGATAAGATGTGGACTAAATGGTTGGCAGAGTACAACAAGATGAAGATGGCTTATGAGAACGATGTATGGAATCCTCGCCCTTCAGGACTGTGCAAAAAACACTGCCTAGTTATGGAATGTCCGCACAATGGAAGGAACTAATAATGCCCTACGTTAATAAAAAGCGCCCGTACGATAAAGAGTACGATCAGCAACAAGCGAGAGGTGAACTACCTAATCGCATGGAACGTCAACGTGCTCGTCGCAAGATAGACAAGACAGGCAAAGATGCAAACAAAAACGGTGTAGCCGATAAGCGTGAAGGTAAGGATGTAGCGCACGTTAAAGCATTGTCTAAAGGTGGTAGTAATAAACACGGTGTACGTATTGAATCGCCATCAAAGAATCGTTCGTTCAAGCGAGATTCAAAAAGTAATTTAGTTTCAGAAGTAAGTAAAAAAGAAAGAAAAAAGTCTTGAACTTTTCTGAGATTGTTGTAGTATAAAAGTATTCGTTTGACAAGATGCAAGCGTCAGGTATGAGTGGCAAGCATCACAGAGTGACATCTGTTTAAACCGTACCAGTCGGCACCATTTCATTTCCTGTGGGGAACCGACAACATTGTAGAGCATAGTGGACACCACTTATGCTCTATTTACGCATCACTGGAGAGATAGTTGCAAATTATAAATAATAAGATTCTGTTGTTAAATCTGCGTAACCCTAATAAGGTCACGACTGTAATCCCAAAGAGCAAACAGCTTGAAGGGAATCAGGTCGCCGTGAACTGGGGGCTAGACGAAGCACGAGTTTTAAACAACATGCAAATAAAAAACATCCCATCACCAATCATGGGACATTACTCCTGGCCTGGATTACATAAGCCATTTGACCACCAAAAAACTACCTCGTCTTTTCTGACCTTAAACCCTCGTGCCTTCTGCCTTAACGAGCAGGGTACTGGCAAGACAGGTTCGGTTATATGGGCGGCTGATTACCTAATGAAGATTGGGCGAATCAAGCGGGTGTTGGTCATCTGCCCCTTATCCATTATGGATTCAGCTTGGAGAGCAGACCTATTTAAGTTCGCTATGCACCGCCATGTGGACATAGCCTACGGTAGCCGTGAGAAGCGGGTACGAATTATTAACTCCGATGCCGAGTTTGTCATCATTAACTATGACGGTGTGGAGATTGTGCAGGAAGACATAGCCAACGGGGGCTTTGACCTGATTGTTATTGACGAAGCAAACGCATACAAGAACGCTCAGACAACCCGCTGGAAGACACTAAACCGAATCCTCAAACCCGATACATGGCTGTGGATGCTGACGGGTACACCTGCCGCCCAGTCCCCCGTGGATGCCTATGGCTTGGCTAAACTAGTTAGCCCCAAGAACGTACCTAAGTTTTACTCAGCGTTTAAAGACATGGTGATGTACAAGGTATCGCAGTTCAGGTGGGTAAACAGACCCAACGCAGAACGAATCGTGCACGAAGCCTTGCAACCTGCCATACGGTTCACCAAGGAAGAATGTTTAGACCTGCCCGAACTAACTTACGTAACCCGTGAAGTTGAACTCACCCCACAACAGAAGAAGTATTACGAGTTACTACGTAAGCAGTTGGTGGTATCGGCAGTGGGCGAGCAAATCACGGCGGTAAACGCTGCAGTTGGGATGAGTAAACTCCTGCAAATATCTTGTGGCGCAGTGTATTCGGATTCGGGCGAGACCCTTGAGTTTGACATCAAGAACCGTTACAAAGTCATGCGGGAAGTGCTGGATGAAACCAAGCAGAAAGCCCTGATATTCGTACCCTTTAAGAACACCATTGAGATCCTGTCCAAGAAGCTACAAGACGACGGGTTTACCACCGCCATCATTAACGGCGACGTGCCAGCACACAGGCGAGCCGAGATATTTAAGAACTTTCAAGAAACACCCAACCCCCGTATCCTGATTATCCAACCGCAAGCGGCGGCTCATGGAGTCACTTTAACGGCGGCTGACACGGTTATTTGGTGGGGTCCGACCCCAAGCCTAGAAACATACGCTCAAGCTAATGCAAGGGCGCATAGGGCGGGGCAGAGGCATCCCGTCACGGTAGTGAGATTACAGGGTTCAAATGCGGAGAAACACCTATATAAAATGCTTGACAACCGTATTAGCGACCATGTAAAGTTAGTTGAACTTTACAAGAATTTACTTGATTAACGTAGAGTTTGATAGTATAGTAGTAACACCGATAGCGAGAATAAAACCAAGCCGTTATCGTCTTTAACAGGAGAGTACCATGAGTGACGAAGTAGAATCACAGGCCGAAGTGCCTTTAGAAAAACTTACCCGTATCTACATCAAGATGCGTGATAAGAAGGCAGAACTAGAAGCAGAACTCGAAAACCAAGTAGGTAAATTAGAGAATGACATGGGGACTGTGAAAACAGCCATCCTCAACCACATGAAGTCATTGGGGGTCGAGAGTTTAAGAACCGATGCAGGAACCGTGTACCGCACCGTAAGGACTAAGTACAGCACATCGGATTGGGAATCTATGGGCAAGTTCATTCTTGAACATGGTGTACCTGAACTATTGGAGAAGCGAATTCAGCAGACCAATATGAGGGTATTTTTAGAGGAGAATCCAGACCTACTGCCGCCTGGGCTTAACTCAAACATGGAGTATTCAGTAACAATAAAAAGGAGCAAAAATGGTGGATGAAGCGTTTGTCCCGATAGAAGATGTGGCTAAGCATTTTGCTGTGTCTGTATCGACAGTCCGTTCGTGGATTCGTCAAGACTTAATCCCTGCGTTAAAACTGGGCGGTGTATATCGTTTCAAGATTAACGAAGTGGAGCAAGCCTTGCGCAAACTCAATGGCGGAGAACTAGTACGAGAAGAAGCTGACGGGAGCCTAACGGTTAATGTACCTGCAGGATCAGCCCAAATAGCTCTTAACTTTAACCCTGACGAAGATATTTAAGGAGAATTAGCATGAGTGAAATGACTCTATTTAAAGGTGGTTTACCATCGTATTTACAAACCTCAGCCGATGATGCAACCAATGCGTTAGCTGGTGGTGAAAGCCTAGGCTCACGTCGCCTTAGCATCAAAGGTAGCGTGTTCCGTGAGTTTATCGGTGGCAAAGAGTACCGTGTATCAGAAGAACGTTCTATGAACGTGGTGATTATCAAAGCCGCACCAAAGGTTTCCCGTGTGTTTTATGCTGGTTCCTACGTTGAAGGCGAGACCGTATCACCTGTATGCTGGTCATCTGACAGCCAACGCCCTGACGATAAGTCTAAGGAAAAGCAGTCAGCTACTTGCTTAACTTGCCCACAGAACATCAAAGGTTCGGGTCAAGGCGATAGCCGTGCATGCCGCTATCAGCAACGCTTGGCAGTTGTGATTGACGGTGAGATTGATAAAGGCGAAGTGTATCAGCTAGTATTGCCACCAACATCTGTATTCGGTGATGGTGAGAAGGGTAAGTTACCCCTGCAAGCCTATGCTCGTCACCTTAAGAATCACGGCACACCGATTACTGGTGTTGTTACTGAGATGCGTTTTGATACAGCAAGCCCAACACCTAAACTGATATTCAAGCCAGTGCGCCCTGTAACGGAAGAAGAATTCAACGAGATTCAAAACCTCAAGGATTCACAAGAAGCTATCAATGCGATCACAATGACCGTTGCACAGACAGATGGTGTGAAGGATAAATCATCCGTCAAGAACGCATTAGCCGCACCGAAAGCTGAGAAAGTTGTAGCTGAAGAAGTAGAAGCCATTGAAGAACCGAAGAAAGCTCCACCTAAGAAAACCGCAGTTGCGGCAGAGCCTAAACTAGAAGACTTAGTTGGCGAATGGGACGATGCTTAAATAAACGGTTATGGGGTTCCAGTAGGATTAAAAGTCTGCATTTGATGTAGCGACTGCCCCACCTTCAAAGGTGGCTATGAACAATTTAGAATTTTTACAGCAAGTCCTCGGAGACGATGGATACTACTGCATAGTTGGGCTAAAGAAAGACTCGGACAAACCTGTCCAAAAGTTTTTCCAGCGGCTCGAAGATGCGGTCAAAGTTGCTGAGAACCTGAAGAACGAGGGCTATGATGCGTACTACGCATTGGCTACGTTCGAGGATGGAAAGTCACGTAAAACTGCAAACGTTAAACAACTTAGGTCGTTGTTCGTCGACCTTGATTGTGGGCCAGGTAAGCCATACCCAACACAGGTAGAAGCTATTGCTGGGTTAAAAGCGTTCTGTAAAGAGACCAAGATGCCAAGACCAGCACTAGTTAACTCTGGTGGGGGTGTGCATGCCTATTGGCCTTTAGCCGAACCCGTATCACGGGGGGAGTGGTTGCCTTTAGCTGAGAAACTAAAGAAGATGTGTGACGATAATGACCTGTTTGCTGACCCCGTAGTTACAGCAGATTCGGTACGGATCCTACGAGTTCCAGGAACTCTTAACTTTAAACTTGATGAAGCCCGAGACGTTGCGTTAATCGGTAGCTCATGTAGCTCATACGAGATAGACACACTAAAAGATGTTATTGGTGAACCCATACTGGTTAGACCATCCTATATCCCACGAGGAGAGATGGATGAAGTTACCAAGGCAATCCTAGGTAATTACACAAATCGGTTTAGAACTATCATGATACGCACCAAAGACGGTGACGGATGCCAGCAACTGAAGTATATTTATGAGAACCAAGCAACCATGTCGGAACCGATGTGGAGAGCAGGGCTATCTATCGCCAAATTTTGTATTGATGCAGACAAAGCGATTGAAAAGTTATCCTCGGGACACCCCGAATACAGCCCTGAATTTGCTGATCGCAAGGTACGCAACATCAAAGGCGGACCATATACATGTGCAAAGTTTGAAGAATTTAACCCAGGCGGGTGCGACGGATGCCCTAATAAAGGGGTACTGAAGTCACCTATCGTGCTTGGTCGTGAAGTACAGGAAGCAACTGACGAAGACAACATAGTAGAAGATAGTCCAGCGGACGTAGACCAAGGGCACACACAGACATACGTTATACCGAAATACCCCGAGCCGTACTTTCGCGGCAAGAATGGTGGCATATTCAAACGCATCATCAAGGAAGAAGACAACGTAGAAGTAATGATTTACCACAACGACCTGTATGTAACACGTCGTTTATTGGACTCCGATGTCGGAGAAGCCGTAGTAGTTAGATTGCACCTTCCAAAAGACGGTGTTAAAGAATTCACAATACCGCTATCTGCGGTTACATCTAAAGACGAAATACGCAAATACATGTCATCACATGGCGTAGCGGTAGTAAAGACAGACGAGATTATGTCGTACGTAACAACTTGGGTAAACCACATGCAATATAGTGCTAAAGCGGACACTGCTCGTAGACAATTCGGCTGGACTGACGATAAATGTGAAGCCTTTATTCTTGGCGACAAAGAGATTCGTGCAGACCGTGTAGACCACAACCCCCCATCTGCGGCTACTGCCCAGCTATTCTCGGCTTTTGAACACAAAGGCACGTTGGATAAATGGAAAGAAGCCATGGCTTTCTACAATAAGCCAGGAATGGAAGTACATCAGTTCGTGCTGGGCTTGGCTTTTGGCTCTGTATTTACTAAGTTCACTTCGGTCAATGGTGCGTTACTGCACGTATTTAGTCCTGATTCGGGTATTGGTAAAACTACTGCGCTATATGCGGGGGCAAGTATTTGGGGTAATCCAAACAAACTTGTATTAAAGGAAGCCGATACTGCGGCATCTAAGATGAACCGTGCCGAGTTATACAACAACATCTTTTTACCAATGGATGAGGTTACAAACTCTACGGCTAAAGAACTAAGTGACTTTGTATACCAGTACACATCAGGTTCGCAAAGAAATCGCATGAGTGGATCGTCGAATCAAGAACGTACCCGTGGTGAAGAGCCTTGGCAACAAACGGGTGTAAGTACAGGTAATACTAGCGTTATGGAAAAGGTTGGTACATATAAAGCACTCCCAAAAGGAGAGGCGATGCGTATCCTCGAAGTAAGGGCTAAGCCTGTTCCAGATCTTGATAAGGTCGAAACCGACGAACTTAGCGAAAAGATTTTGAATAACTACGGGCATGCGGCTCTGCCGTTCCTGCAGTATGTGATGAATGACATTCCAGGTATGAAGGCTTTGTATAAGACAACACAGCAGAAACTTGATAAGGCGTGTGGCTTTTCACCTGCGGACCGATTTCACTCCGTATTGGTAGCGGATGGCATCATGGGTTTGATGGTGGCTAAGAAGGTTGGCTTGATTGACTATGACATTGGTACGGTAGTCAGGTGGGTAAAGCATGTAGTCGGTTTACTACAAGAGCAGGTCAAATCCATGGATGTTGATGCCGAATCTACTTTGACCAACTACCTTGCTGAGAACTATAACAACGTGCTCCGTATTAAGAGTACCGAGGATGCTCGTACGATAGGTAAAAACGATCTAGATCACTTGGTTATTCCCGATGCGACCCCACGTATTTCGTTAATAGCACGGTATGAATACGACGTAAAGATGCTGTTCCTGTACATGAAGCCCCTTAAAGAATGGTGTATTAAGCAACAAATTAACTACGAGGGATTTATTGACTCTTTGAAACGTGGCAGAACTAAAGCCAAGATTGATAAGAAGCGTATGGGTAAGGGTACTCGCATGAGTCTACCTGCCGCAGATGTACTGTGGGTTAACTGTGAAGGGTTCTTAGATGATGACCGAGAAGAAGAAATCGCCGCAGCAGCGCAACACAAGGCCACCCTTGAGGGTGATGAGGGAGGGGCAAATTTGTCCTGACGGAGTAGTTATTGATATTAACTGGGGTGCTTTTGAGATAGGCACTTCAGTTTTTATTCCTGCGGTTAACTTATCAAGATTAAACAAACAGATGCAAAAGGTTGCAAACAATAAGCAAATGCGAATTAAAGGATTTGATCGGATCGAATCTGGGAAATTAGGTATGCGCTTTTGGCGGATTCTGTAATATACTTTCTAGGCAACTCTCCTGTTGCTAGTTCTCCAGACGTGAGGAACCCCTTGAATCCCCACTTAACCGTGGGGATTTTTTTATCTTCCTTCGTACTCTCGTAAGTGTTCCTCAATCTCTTTGAGCATTTTGGGACTATAAGCAACACCATTAACCATACGTTTTGTAGTACGCTCTTGAGCCTTGATAGACCGATCCAGCACGTCGTTAATCGTAGCGGCATTGATCTCTAAACCAGGGTGTTTCTGACCTAATTCAAGCAAGCTATCCCTAATGTCATTCATTTCTTCTTGGTCACCTAAGCGACTAGCTACGAAATACTGACGCTTGAGCTTAGACTGCTGGGTATTTACCTGCTTATCAATACCCTTTAGGCGGGAGTTAATCTCCAGCTGACGAGCATAATCGGCAGGAGCAAAACCAAACGCTTGCGCTGCAATATTCCAAGTATTAACTTCTCCTGTGATTGGATCACCACGGAGAGTGCGGGTCCCTTCGGTTGCGTAGCGTACACCCTTCATAACGTTGCCAAGTGAAGTAGGCAGGATGTTCTCAATACCACGCTGTACATTACCCTCACGGATCATATTTAAGCCACGTTCGACCTTAGATGCCACGCCATAAACAGGACCACCCATCATTTCCATCATAGTCAAGGCAACGGTCTGAGAGTCTTGCTTACCCGAGTCACGAATAATCAGGTCACTTAAACCTGTACGACTAGCGATTTCAACGTTGGTTACGTAGTTGAACAAGCCCTTATATGCAAACTCACCCAAAGACTTACGGGTTGCGGTTTCAAAGTCATCCTCGTCATCGTCTGCAAACAGGTTATATACCATCGCAGCGATACCAAATAAAGGCAGACCTTGTGCACCAGCAAACAATGCTGCAGTGCCATAAATACCAGCAATCTGACGCATAGCTGCCTTACGTACTTCTGGGTCCTCATTCTTCAAGGCTTCCCGTGCTGTCTTGAACAGCATGTAGTACATCGAAACGCCGTAGCGCTTAAACATGAACAGTACTTTACCTAAAGAACTTTGTGCGATACGGGGTGCAGAAGCAGCGGCAATACCACCGTTGGTCATCTCAGTTGTGTAAATAGCGTTATTAGCAGCAAGTTCTTCCTTCTCTAACTGACTTAGTGCCTTCTCAGCTTTAGTAGCCTTGTCGCTATTTAGACGATCCAGTTCTAAGTTGTAGGCTGCAATCAAAGATACCTGACGGTTAAGACGTTCGCCATGGTGGAATACAAAACCTGATGCGGCATTAACTTTAGATAAAGGATTCTTGCGGTCATCTACTTCCAAGATGTCATACAGCTGGGAGCGGTTTAGCTGCCCTTGCTCTGAAGCTATACGGGATAAAGTCTTAAGACGGCGTACGCTTGCAGGTAATTTAGGATCATCAAAGTTGTAGTTGTCCAAGGCTGGCATGGCTTTCTGTTTCGCCATCTGACCTTTAGAGCCAAATACTTCTACTTCCTGCTTGAACCCGCTGTTTAAATGCACCTTATAAGCGTCGCCAATAGCCTTCATTGTGGATGGCATACCGTATTTACCTGCCAAATAGGGGGTAAGAATCAACGGAACTTGCGTCAAGTTGATTACGGCGGACGATACGTTAAAGCCAAGAGTCATGTTAAAGCCGAAAGACGTAGCTACTTGTGCCCACTTGTCAACCGTTGGGTTGTTAATGTAGGAGATACGCTTCTCAAACTCTTTGACGTACTCGTTAATTACACGATTATCCCGCTGGGCTTCTTCGCCAGTACCCTTACCAACTGATCGTGCGTAGTCCCGCATTTGGTCGAGAACAGCATTTAACTTAGCGGCATAGCGCATGCTGGCAATCTGATGGGAGGTGCGGTACATCTTCTCACGTAAAGCACGAACGGCATCTTTCTTAAAGCCAAGGGTTTCCTTACGCTTTTGGAAGGACTGTGCAAATGAAGTCTCAGGTAATGTGCTGAGGAACAAACGCATTACTTCTTCGGTAGCTTCTGCAGGAACCTTGTTAAGCTCCATAATCTGCAGAACGCTGTTTACAAACGAGCCAGTTGGCACGCGGCGGTAGTTTAATTCGGACAGGTTAGAGAACTTTTCTATGTTTGTCGCACCGTCTTTAGCCATCTGAGCAACACTACGTTCCCGCTCTCGCTCGGTTTCAAACGCTTCTACATAGAACTCAGTCTGCCCGCTAGCATCTTTAGCCGAATACGATACCCAGTACTTACCATAACGTGCTAAAGGGAAGTAGGGGTCAATATTACCTTTTGCGGTCAGACGATCAAAAATGTCTCGCTTAATTAACTTGGCTCGGGCTGGGTCAGTAACAGATGCGTCAATACGTTCGCCGATAGACTTTAAAACCTCGTCGTACATGGATTTGTACGCATCCCGCATACCTGTATAGAGTGCCTTACCACGACCACTCAGCTTATCGTACATCCCTTTTACCCTGTCGTACTCTTTTTGCAATTCAGGGGTTTTGTAATCGGTGCGGGCTTTAGTCGGATCGACTTTATTAATAGTGCTCTCGTAGACTACTTCGTTAAACAGGTCTACCTGTGCTGGGCTTTCAGTCTTAGCAAATGACTCGGCACGCTCAACTAAAGGCTCAATAGAGCGGTTCATCTTGTACTCAAAGCCGTGGCGCTCATTGACAAGGCGGTCCATTGCGGGCGCTTCTTTCAGCCCTTTTTGCGAGGCTATATCTGCCAAGGCATTTAACGGTAGGAGCGACAGCATCAAGTTACGGAAGTTACCACCAACCGTATTCTTTAAGAACTCGTGCACACCGTCAGCACGTTCAGGGGTCATCCCAGGAATTGCCTCAATAGCAGCGCCAAGACGGTCTAATACCGCACCCGCCGTACCTGCGTTAGCCGAAGCAAACAACGCACCAGCATCACGGAACTCAGGGGCAGGAGATAGAATAGCGGCAATTATGCGGTCTGCTTGGTCGTAAGCGGAATCAAGCGGCTTAGAATCTAAACCAATAAGGCGGCGCATAAAGTTAGAAATCGCACGGACAAATTTATCCCATGCCGTGTACTTGCCACCGTTAGGGTTAATAGACTTTAAAACACCAACAAATTCTGGATTCGACTGTGCTTCAGCAACGAATTCATCAAGGCTAGTAGAACCGTATGCAGTACCTAAAGACTCTTTAACTGAATCAAATAATTGCTGCAGCTGACGTGTTAATGGGTTATTGGCATCGTCAAGTACGTGGGATGTAGCGGCGTGACCTGTTTCATGTAACATCACATGGCTGTTCATGCCCGTATTAGCGTCAATATAGATTGTGTCAGTCTTTGGATCGTAGTAACCAGGAACAGCAACGCCTGCTTCATCTACTAAGTTCTCACGAATAACTACGTTGGTGTCAACGTTGGCCTCAGCCAATCGAGTAGCTATACGGGAAACAAACCGATCCGAACTAGCAGCTAATAAAGCTAGTGCCGATTGCAGATCACCCTGACGGATTGCGCTAATAATAGCTGGGTGTAGTGGCTGACCTATTTGGAATACGGCAGACTCAGTAATCTTCTTTAGACCTGCGTTCTTGATTTCTTCATCAAGGGCTATGCCTTCACCCCGAGTTACACCCTTAGCGGCACGACGCTCTGCACGGTTTCTAGCACGAGCCAAATCTTCCATCTGAGCGTCAATGTAGCCCTGAATAGTCTCGTCCATGGCTTTATCTTTAGTGCCAGTCAAGCCATTCATAATAAGAGCCATCAACTGCTTGTCGCTATACGCATCACGGGCACGCTCAAAGCCTCGTACAAAATCACGGAACTTCTTGTCTGTTTCTTTAGATAAGTTCTTTTCTACCCAGTTAGCAGCAAGACGGGCGTTCTTACCGTTCATACCATTAAAGAATTGTGCCTCAGAAGTAGACTCGCCTTCGGTGCGGAACTGCTTGGTGTTGAATGCCAAGTCATACGCAATGTTCAGCATGTTATCTACAATACGGGGCATCTTGCTAAAGTACACCTTAGCAGCTTCAGCGGCAGGGGTTAGTTTGTTGCGAGACTGCAACAACGTGGTTACTTCTAGGTTGTCATCAATATTGGTAACGTCATCTTTAGCAAAACCCATATAGCCACGGCTAATAAAGCTATTAAAGTCAGTCTTGCTTGGGCGACCTAGCTCTTGAAACTCCGCAGTTCCCTCGGGAGCTTTTTCTTTTACAGGCTTAGCAACTTTAGGAGCAGCCTGTGTCTTAGGCTTTTGGGTAGTGGCAACTTCAGTAAAAGGCTCAGTAAGCGCAGTAGGTACTGCTTCAATAATTCCTTCAATACCTCTTTGACGACCTCTCTTAGGAGCTGCTTTTGTTCCTTCAACTTGTGCAAGTTCTTGTACAGGTACTGCTGGCACCTCTGTGCCCAGTTCCGCAGCGAGTTCAGCTTGGATCGCATTTTGTTCCTCCTGAGTTAATGTACTTGGCTGAACTGCTTCTCCGTCTCTAAGCTCACTAGTAGTGCTTCCAGCTGGTACCACTCCTTCTTGTCCAAGTTCTCCAGCTCCTGCGGCGGGTTCCTCTCGTACGGGTTCGCTAGGTACTTGAACGCTCTCTCGATCTGCTTCACTGACAGGTGATTCAGGTTGAACTCTTCCATACTTAACTCCTTTTAAAACACGACCACTAGCACCAAACATTTCTTGTTGTTTAGCTAACGCCCCAAATGCGTTCATAGCAATGCCCTCTACGGCTTTTTTAGTAGAGTCAGACAAATTAGGGTTAGTTCTTATGTCAGCAAGAACACTTGCTACTTCGGCCTGTTGCTTAGGTTTAGATACATCTTTGTTAAGAAGTTTTTTATAAAAACCAGACTGCGGTTTGAGACC